TGGAAGCAGCTGAGCGACACGGGCTGCTGCTGCGGGATGCTGCCGGACGACCCGGTGTTCGGGAACTGGCAGCGCGAGCAGGCCACGAACCGGCTGCTCGAGAGCAAGGCTACCGGGTGCCTCATCGGCCCTGACGACGTGACGCCAGCGTGGGCGCGGGACGTGCGGGTGGTGGCGCTGTGCAACCTGGGCGCCGGCCCGCTGAAGGAGTGGCGGCTGCGCCACGGCACCTGGGCGGATGAGATCGCCCGCAAGTGGAACGACCCGGCGAGCGAGCGCGGGGCGCTGGTGTACTTCCAGGGTGCCCTGCGGCCGGTGAAGCGCGAGGAGGGCAAGCTGTACTACCGCTACGTGGGGCTGGAGCGCACCGGCTACGTGTCGCCGGACTGGAAGCTAGACCAGCCGCTGGCGCAGCCAGCTGCGATACCGTCTCAGGACGCTGCGCGCAGCTGAGACCCTCATGGCCGCTGGTCAACCTCATGGCGAGGAAGCGCCGCGGTGCAAGGCCAAGGCCAAGACGACGGGCGCGCGCTGCCGCCAGCCGGCGGCGCCGGGCTTCAAGGTGTGCCGGGTGCACGGTGGTGCGACCCCGGTGGGCATCGCCAGCGCGGCATTCAAGCACGGGCGCTACAGCCGGCACCTGCCGCACGGCCTGGTGGCGCTCTACGAGGAGCGGCTTGCCGACCCCGACATCCTCAGCCTTCACCACGACATCGCCCTGCTGGATGCCCGGCAGGCCACGCTGTTGACTGAGCTGCGCACAGCTGCCGGCCAGCAGGCGCCAGCCTGGGACGAGGCCGGCCGGGCGTTTGAGTTGTTCTCGGTGGCGATGCGGCTGGGCAATGTGCCGGAGATGGAGCGCAAGCTGGGCCTGCTCGGCGATGTGCTCACAGAGGGCGCGGCGGAGACGCGGAAGGAGGAGGCGTGCTGGGAGCGGGTGCTGGACGTGGTGGAGCAGAAGCGCAAGTTGGTGGAGAGCGAACGGAAGCGGCTGCTGGAGGGCCAGCAGTACATCGCGGTGGACCGCCTAATGGTGCTGGTGGCCGCCCTCATAGACGCGGTGAGGCGCCACGTTGAAGACCGGCACACCCTCGCTGCCATATCTACCGAGATCGGCCGACTCGTTCCGACGAGCCCTTGAGCAGCTGCGCGACGGCCTGGCGCCGGCCAGCGTCAAAGGCTCGGGCTTCGCGAAGCGGTACTGGAGCGACCCAGCGGCTTTCGTGCGGGATTGTTTCAACTTTCCAAGCGGCCGCGGTCCCACGCCGCACCAGCTGCGCATTCTAAGGAACCTGCACAAAGAGGGCCGCGAGGCCGCCCGCGGCTGCCACGGCATCGGCAAGACAGCCATCTGTGCCTGGGCGGTGCTGCACTTTGCGCTGACGCGGGAGTTGGCCGGTGTGGACTGGAAGTGCATCACGACTGCCAGCGCGTTCCGGCAGCTGTCGGCCTACCTGTGGCCGGAGATTCACAAGTGGCAGCGCCGGCTGCGGTGGGGCGTGGTGGGGCGGCCGCCGTTCGGCCCCGACGAGCTGCTGGACCAGGCCATCAAGCTGCGGCTCGGCATGGCCATCGCGGCCAGCACCCACGACAAAGACCTCATTGAAGGCGCGCACGAGACGGAGCTGTTGTACGTGCTGGACGAGGCGAAGGCCATCCCTGACGTCATCTGGGACGCGGTGGAGGGCGCGTTCAGCACCGGCAACCCGTTGGCCCTGGCCGTGAGCACGCCGGGTGCCGCGGCCGGCAGGTTCTACCAGATTCACCAGCGCCGGCCCGGCTACGAGGACTGGCACGCTGAGCACGTGAAAACCGCTGAGGCAGTGGCCAGTGGCCTGGTGAATCCAAAGTGGTGCGAGCAGCGGCGCAAGCAGTGGGGCGAGGACAGCCCGGTGTACCGGAGCCGCGTGCTGGGCGAGTTCGCGGAGACGGGGGAACGCACGCTCATCCCGCTGGCGTGGGTGGAGCTGGCGCAGCAGCGGTGGCTCGACAGCGCCGACGAGATGGAACGGATGGCGACGGACAAGTGGAGTTACCTGGGCGTGGACGTGGCGCGCAGCGGCGCCGACGAAATCTGCATGGCCGCCCTCGTCGGGCAGGCCATCGTCAAGCTGGACGCCTGGCACAAAGACAGCACGATGGTGACAACAGGCCGCGTGATGGCGTTCCTTAGAGACCACGGCGGCCGCGCGGTGGTGGACGCTGAGGGCGTGGGTGCTGGCGTGTTCGACCGGCTGCGCGAGAACGGTGCGGATGTGGTTGCGTTCGTGGCGGGCAGCAGGCCGTTCGCGGACGTGAAGGACAACGCGGACGAGCATGGTGCGCGGAGATACCTCAATCTCCGCGCCCGCGCCTGGTGGGCCATGCGCGAGAAGCTGGACCCCGACAATATGTGCGGAGTGTCACTACCACCTGACGATGCCTTGACAGCGGACTTGACCACGCCGCGCTGGAGTGTTACCAGTGTAGGGGCGGTCAAAGTTGAGTCTAAGGACGAGATTAGGGAGCGCCTGGGCCGGTCGCCAGACCGGGGGGATGCAGTGGTGATGGCGTTCGCAGGCGCGTGGCTTGAGGGCGCGCCGGAGCTGGAGTTCCTGTGAACATCAGTGGGCGCTTCCGCAAGTTCGTAGCCAACGTGATCGCCGGCACACCAGTGACAACGGGCAGCGTGTCGTGGCGCGTGCCGCCCATCCGCGGCAGCGCCGAGCTGCTGCGCGCCTTCCGCGTGATGCCGTGGTTGCGCGCGGTGACGGCACGCATCGCGGAGGGCGTGGCCAGCGCACAGTGGCACCTGTACGCGCCCACCAGTCACGGCAAGTTCATCGAGCGGCCAGACTGGGCACGGGCCGGGCAGGCGCGGCGCGCGGTGCTCAAGCAGCAGGCGGCCGAAGAGGAGGAGTACGTTGAGCTCGGGGAGCACCCGGCCACCAGCATCCTGCTGGACCCGAACCCGATGCTGCGCGGGCGCAGCGTGCTGTACTTGTTCCAGGCCATGCTCGACCACGTGGGTGAAGCCTACGCGGTGATGCAGCGCGGCGCGGGCGGCACACCCACCGCCTTGTGGCCGCTGCCGCCCACGTGGGTGACGGACAGGCCGGCGCCGGACAAGGCCACCATCGAAGTGCAGATGCCCAACTGGCGTGGGCCGGTGGCGCTGGAGAACCTGCTGTGGGCCATCAGCCCTGCGCTTGACGATCCCTACGGCCGCGGCACCGGCACCGCTGAGGCGCTGGCCGATGAGCTCGAGACGGACGAGTACGCCGCGAAGCACACGAAAAACTGGTTCTACAACGGCGGCCGGCCCGACCTGCTGGTGGTGGCTAAGGGCATGAGCAAGCCCGACCTGCAAGAGCTGGAGAGCAGGTGGGAAGCGCGCACGCAGTCGTTCTGGAAGAAGTTCAAGCCGTACTTCGTCAACCGCGACGTGGCCGTGCAGGAGCTGACGCAGAGCCTGCAGGAGATGCAGTTCACGGACCTGCGCCGGCTGGAGCGGGACACCATTGTGAACGTGTTCGGTGTGCCGCCAGAGGTGCTGGGCATCGTGGAGAACAGTAACCGCGCCACCATCGAGGCAGCCGACTACCTCTTTGGGCGGTGGGTGCTGCAGCCGCGGCTTGAGTTCCTGCGCAACGTGTTGCAGGTGGCGTGGGTGTCGCAGTTCGATCCGCGCCTGGTGCTCGACTACGACAGCCCGGTGGCGGAGGACAAGGAGCACAATCTCAAGGTGTACACCGCCGCGCCTTGGGCTTTCATGGTGGACGAGTGGCGCAGCCTGGGCGGGCAGGAACCGCTGCCCGAGGGCCGCGGCCGCGTGTTCATCGTGCCGCCGACCTACACTGAGATTCCCGCTGACAGCACACCGGCGCCTGACCTGTCGCCGGATGGGCAGCAGCTGGAGGGCCACCCGCCCAACGCTCTGCCTGCGCCGGCCGCCCGGCCGGCGCGGGTGGGGCAACTGCCAGCCACGCCGCCGGCGGCGGAACCTGTGAACGTCCGTGCGGTGGGGTTCCTGGCCTGGCCGGCGGCCAGCCCCGTTGGCCCGGCGCCGGGGCAGTTGGCGCTCCCGTTTGGCCAGGAAATGGCCCCGCGGGTCGGCCCAGCTGGGCCGCAGCTGGGCGTGGCGGTAGGGGTGGCTGGCACCATCCTCCCGAAAGTCGCCGCCACGGCCCTGGCGCCCGTGCGGGTGAAGGCGGTGCAGATCAACGCCACCAGCGCCCTGGTGGCCTACGCCCGGCGGATGGAACCCAAGCTGCGCAAGGCGTTCGTGGACGCGGTGGAGGCGGCCCGCGCCGGCGTTGACGTTGACGCCCTGGCGCGCCTGGTGATGGCCGGCCGGGTGCCCGAGGAAACGCTGGCGGCCCTGGCGGAGAAGATCGGCGGCACGTACCAGGCTGGCCTGGAGGCCGCGCTTGCCAAGGCGCACCAGTACAGCGCGGCCATCAGCCAGAAGCTGCTCAACTACCACCTGGGCGGCAGCCTTGCCTTCAACATCACGAACGAGGAGACGCTGGCGTGGGTGCGGGCGCACGCCGCAGAGCTGATAAAGAGCTTGAACGGCACGACGCAGGCGGGCCTGCGCAAGATCATCGAGGACGCGCTGCGCGGCGGCATGACGGCCGACCAGCTGGCGCGCCAGATACGCGGCCTGGTGGGCATCACGCCACGCGACGAGGGGTGGGTGGAGAGCTACCGCGCGCGCTTGCTGGCCCGCGGCGACATCGCCGCGGACAAGATCTCGCGGCTGACGCAAGCCTACGCAGACCGCCTGTTGCGGGAGCGCGGCAAGACCATCGCGTGGCAGGAGCTGATGTGGGCCGAGAACGCCGGCCAGGAAATGTTCTGGGAGGCGGCCGAGGCGGCGGGCCTGCTGCGCAACGCGAAGCGGCGTTGGCTCGTCACGCCCGACGAGCGGCTGTGCAAGGTGTGCCGCCCGATGGCCGGCGTGGAAACCGGCATCGGCAAGCCGTGGATGACACCGCGCGGCCTGGTGATGACGCCGCAGCAGATTCACGTGCGCTGCCGGTGCTCGGAGCGGCTGGTGTTCCAGCTCGGTGTCAAGCCGGGCGACAAGCCCGGCGCGCCGGTGAAGCCGAAGCGGCCGCGGCGACCACGCAAGCCGGCCGGGAAGCACACCTTTCCGTCGTGGATAACGCCGTTGAAGGGCACCGAGTTCGGCAGCCTCAGCGCGGAAGCGGAAGCCGAGATCAGCGCGTGCCGCACCACCGCCGAGGTGAACGCATGGCTGACGCGCAACCTGGGCATCAAGACCGCCGCCCTGGACGGCGACCTGCAGAACATCAAGGACTTTGCCAAGGGCATGGCCCGCTTCCAGGCGCGGCTGTGGCAGGATGGACCCATCCTCGATAGCGTGTTCACTGGAGACTGCGCCGGCCAGGGCGCCCTCGCTCAGACGCTCAACAGCCGCGGCGGCTGGGTCGAATTGCGCGCGAAGTACGCTAACGATCCCAAGGCGATCAGGGAGATCATGGAGGATGCGATGAACAGCGGTTTCCACCCGCCCAACGACGGCGAGGTGGCCGACACCGCCATGCACGAGATGAGCCACCACCTGGGCTTCCACGCTGGCTGGAGCGGCAGCTCGCGGCTGCAGAACATCAACATGAACGACGCGCAGGCGTTGTGGGACTGGGCGGGCCGCTGGTACAGCGCGGAGTTGGGGCCAGGCGGGGCGAGGAACGCGATCTCCCGCTACGCGCGCCAGGACGTGGACGAGTGGATTGCAGAGCACGTGTCCGCCTACCTGAAGTCTCCGAAGACCAAGTGGGGTCGGCCGCACATGAAAGAGCTGGACGAGATCATGCGGCGCATCGCCAAGAGCGCGCGCGCGGCCGGGAAGCCGGCGCCATGACGACCCTGTTGCGCCCGCATTGTGACTGGTGCAAGCACCTTAACCATGACTGGACCTGTGCCGCCTACCCGACAGGCATCCCGCGGGAGATTCTGTTCAGCGACGATGGGCACTGGCACACCCGCGGCGACGACGGCGGCGTGGTGTTTGAGTTGAAAGGCAACGAGGACGGATGGTTTCGCGCCGAGGAAGGAGCAAGCTGATGGCAGAGCATGAGGAGCAAGCGGCCGCTAACGAGCTGGTGACGATGAGCAGCGGCTCGGCCGCCAACACCACTGGCGTGGCCAACGTGGTGTTCACGGTCACACCCTACGTGCCGCCAGGCGCGACGGGCGTGTTTCCGGCCGTGGGCGTGCTGACCGACGAGGAGGACAAGGCGGAGCCGCCGCAGGCTGACAGGGCAGCTGTGTCGCACGCGCGCAGCCTGATCGGCCAGGGCAAGGTGAACCGCGACAGCGGCTGGGAGATGAGCGCGGCCGACCAGAACGCGCTGCTCGGGGACCCGCCCAACTGGCAGAAGTACGGCCTGTGGCACCTGGGCAGGCGCGCCGGCGCGAACGCGGAGAGCAAGGCAGCATACGCGTACCCTTACGGCAAGGCCGGCAAGGTGTACCGCGGCGCCCTCATCGCCGCGAAGCAGCGCAGCGCCCAGCAGGGCCACGACACCATCAACGCTGCGGCCACCGCGCTGCTCAAGCTGGTGGACAAGAACAAGGACGCGGAGCTGGACCAGGATGGGCGCCTGGTGCTGTCCATCGAGGAGTGGTGGGCGCTGGCCTGCCCGCAGGAGGCGCAGGTGCGCGAGACGTTCTTGCAGGCGGTGCAGCGTTCGCAGGACGACGTGACACCGCACGAGAACGGCGGCGTGCTGCCCTTCCGCATCAGCACCGCTGACGTGGACCGCAGCCGCGACATCGTGAAGGTGGAGGGCTGGCGCACGGCGAACTGGGAGCGGAACCCCGTGGTGCTGTTCGGCCACGACTACCGCAGCCTGCCGGTGGCCAAAGGGCTGGAGATTCGCAAGTCGGACGCCCTGGTGGCCACCGCGGAGTTCCCGAGCCGCGAGCTGTACGACTTCGGCAACACGGTGTACGCGCTGCTGCGCGAGGGCTATCTGAACGCGGCCAGCGTGGGCTTCGCGCCGATGAAGTACAGCCGCAACGAGGACCGGGGCGGGATCGACTTTGAGGAACAGGAGCTGCTGGAGTTCAGTGTGGTGCCGGTGCCGGCGAACCCCAACGCGCTGCTGATTGCGCGTAGCGCCGGCGTGGACCTGCAGCCTCTGCTGCGGTGGGCTGAGCGCGTGCTGGACGAGACGCACGCTGACGAGCGCGACGCGGCACTCAAGCGCGTGGAGCAGGCGGTGGTGGCGCTGACGACCGGCGTGGCGGAGTTCCGCACCACGCTGGAGGAACGCCTGGATGAAGTGGAGAGCACCGTGTTGGGCATGGCCCAGGAGCACCAGCACGGCGAGGAGTTGGACATCGAAGTGGACGACACGAACGAGCGGCACGAACCGGAGGGAGGTGGGGATGCAGCGGACCACGGCGACGAGGTGACGGATGGGGGCTTGCGTGCGGCCGTCAAGGACGCAGTGCAGGCGCAGCTGATGCGGGTCACGGGCAAGCTGCCGGACAACCCGGCGGCGCTGACAAACAAAGGGAGGACCACATGACGAGGGAGGAACTGAACGCCATCGTCCGCGAGGTGCTGCAGGAAGTGCAGGGCAACAGCCAGGCCGAGCGCGACGAGGAGAGAAAGGCACTGGCAGCCATCGCCAGCGCCGTGGCGAGGCCGGCGTTGCCGAGGGACGCGAAGGAAGTGGCCCTTGACGCCGCCAGGTTCATTCGTGCGATGGCCGCGGGCAAGGGCGACGCGCTACGCGCGGCTGCCTGGGCGAAGAAGCAGGGCTACGAGGACGTGGCCAAGGCACTCGCGGCCGGCAGCGTCGAGGGCGGCGGGGCGCTGATCCCCGAGAACTACGCAGCGGCCATCATCGAGCTGCTGCGGCCGGCGAGCGCGGTGCGCCAGATGAACCCGACGATCATCCCCATGACCAGCGGGACGCTGACGATGCCGGCCCTCACTGGCGGCGCCACCGCGGCGTACGTCGGGGAGAACAAGAACATCGGCACCACGAACATCGCCACCGGCCTGATGAAGCTGTCGTGGAAGAAGCTGGCGGCGATGGTGCCCGTCAGCAACGACCTCATCCGCTACTCGTCGCCCGCCGCTGACGTCGTGGTGCGGGACGACACCGTGGCGGCCATCGCGCAGCGGTCGGACCTGGCGTTCATCCGTGGTGACGGCACCCAGGAGACCCCGAAGGGCATCCGGTACCTGGCGCCTGCCGGCAACCTCGTGACGGCGCAGGGCACACCGGACCTCACGAAAGTCACGCAGGACCTGGCGGCCGCCATCATGAAGTTGAAGAACGGGAACGTGAGGATGCTGCGGCCGGGCTGGCTGATGAGCCCGCGCACCGAGCTGTACCTCATGGCGCAGCGCGACACGAACGGGAACTTCGCCTGGCGCGAGGAAATGCTTGCGGGCAAGCTGTGGCGGTATCCGTACGCAAGCACGACGCTCATCCCCGACAACCTGGCCGGC